GAAACTTCATTTTTCTCCATGTATCTCTTTTGTAAAACTCTGTTGTTTCTTTGTTTAGTTTATCCTTTTTTACTAAATATATTTTGAATTTTTCATAATCAACTGATTTACTATTTTGTAGTGATAGTATAGTTTCTTTTTCAATAATTCCGTTTCGCTTTCTTTCCAATAATAGAATACGCTGATTACACTTTGCTTTACTTTCTCGTTTTCTTTGTGGTGCTGTATATTGTAGTTTGTTTCCATTTTTATCCATCATATAAACCAAACTGCGTTTTCCAGGGTCGCAACCTACAATATTTCTGTTTTTCAGAGTATCTAATTGTTCTTTTGATAAATCCTCAATATTGTAAAAATCTTGTTCTTGTAAAACTGGAACTCTTGCGCCCCATTTTTTGTCCTTCAAATCTTTTCTAATAAATAATAAGCAACAACTAATTCCATCTGTTTGTATTTGATAATGAAACTGATAATGTTTATTTTTGAATATTTTATTTTTCAAATTAAGAAAATTGCACCATACTTCATTTTGATTATCTTTTACATTACTCAATAATTCTCCTTTTTTCACTTTATTACCATCTTTGTCTTTTTCAGGACAAAATAGGTTTATCAAACTTGCTGTATCAATAATAATATGTTTTGGAATAATATTGTTTCGTAATGGTAATGGTTGAAATAATTTACTTTCTTGTTTTTCTAATACAGAGTTCATATACAACATTCCTTTCAAATAATCAAATGGTCTAACCTTAATATCATAGTGAATTGACTTTTTGATATTTTGCGGAATAATATGGTGTAAGTGTGTATTTTTCCACTTTGAAAACATTTCATTTGTTTCAGTTAATTCCATTAATTGTTTTTTGAATTGAAATAAGGTTGCCTTATCTTCTGTAATTTCATTTGTTGTTTTGTTAATAAATCGCAAAAAATGTTGGATAAAATGCTCTTGTGTATTATTGGATAAAGAAGTATGTATTTGCGTTGCTAAATAAGGCAATAAAAAAGTAGTGTTTTTCAAATTGGTTTTTACATGGTTCAATAAAGGTTGGTATTCGGTTTTATAAAATGTTTCTAATGTTTCCAAAAGTTCAGTATCTTTTCCTTTCTTTCCTCTATTATCACGATTGCCTAATGTTTTGATACAATACAAAATAAATGTTTCGTCTAAATCAGGCAAAGGATAATTATTTGTGTATTGGTGCAAAACATACAAACGAATAAATTGATATGTATGAATAACCAAATCATTCATTTCAAAAACCAAATATTCTATAACTGGTTGCGATGTATCACGATTAAGTAAAATTGTCTTCAAAGGTATTTTGAAAGTTTTATAGGCAGATTTTTCATTATTCCTAAATTCTTTGAAATCTTCCTTTTTCTTTTTCTTGACTTTCATTTTATATACTATTATATTATTTCTTTTTAAGTTATTTAACGCAAATAATTTAAATATAAAATATAATAGTAATTATATTGAAAATGGAAACTTCAAATGAAATAGACACAAAATATTATTGTGAATGCTGTAATTATAAATGTATATATCCTGCACACTGGAAACAGCATTTGGAATGTGAAAAACATAAAAATAATGGAAAAAGAAAACCCAGATGTGATAAGGTGTTAGAACCAAAATGTAAAATGTGTGATTATACGACAACAAGAACAACAAATATGAAACTTCATTATTTGAATAATCACGCAAATAAAGAAGAGAGAAAAAATGAATTTAAATATTATTGTGAACCTTGTGATTTTGGTAATTTCTCAAAAGGATTATTTAAATTACATATGGATACAAAACATACAACGATTATTTCTTCCCAAAATAATCCTTAATATTTTTTGGTTGTTTTGGGGTTTTTAATGTTAAGATTTCTTCTTCTAACTGCTTAATTTTTTCTTCTGCTTGTAAAAGTTTTTCTCGTAATAATTTATTTTCTTCTTCTGTTTCTTGTTGGAGTGTTGTGTGAATAGTAATATCTTGTATTTGTTCTACTTGTTCTGTTATTATTTGACTTGGTAAATTATTAAATAACTCATCAATAAATATAATATTTATATGAGATTGATTAAATATTGTAATTAATTGTTCTTTTGTTGTTGTAGTTGAATTAAAATCTTTAATAATTAAAACATAAATAGTCTTTATATGGCGGTGTCTTCTGTCATATGTATATTCTTCATATGTTTTATAATATCTTCTCATTTCTTCTTTCATATATTTATCACTTTCTTCGTTTTGTTTAGTAGCGTAATTATTTGTTAATTCTATTTGGTTATTCATTTTTCTTAATACACACGGATAATCATCACCCATTAATGGTTTAATTTCACAATATAATTCATCAAATTTTAAATCTTCACAATTTTTTGGTATTTTATGTCGTTCAGTATGTTTTTTATAGATTTCACAATCGCACTGGTGTTTAGTTTCATTTGACCAATCACAATCACATAACCGCCAGGTGTAATTTCTAACTATTAAATCCCAATTAAACATTCCTTCAAATTTAATATCACCTGAACTGATTTGTATGTTTTTAGAGGTTTTTTTAAATATAATTTTGAGTAATTTTTCAACAGTTTCATTATTCAAAAACAAATTTTGTAATTTATTATGTTCTGGTGTTTTTGAGTTTGAGTTATTTGTTGTTATTGTTTGATTAACACAAATGTTATAAACAACTGGAAATTTTTGGAACCATTCCTGTTGCTTACACCATTCCAAATATTTAGTATCATTCATTAAAGTTGTAATCGGTTGTCCTTTATACTTTCCGAAAGGAACTAATGGTAAAGATTGTGTATCCATTTTGTTATATTCTGTGTTTGATTTGATACTAATAATTATATTATCAAATTTTTAATTCAATTTTATAAATAAATAGTATATATGCCTCACCAAAAGAGTAGTGATTATAAAGAAACCGCAGTGCAATATTATTTAGTAGAGGATAAATCACAAGAAGAAGTTTGTAAAATATTCAAATGTTCCAGACGAAGTTTGATGCGTTGGGTTCAAAAATATAAAAAAGATGGGAAAATTACGGGTTATGAAAGAACGCCAAAAGCGTATAAGGTTCATAAAGAACATGTAGAGTTTTTATTACAAGAAATAAAGAAAAATAAAACTATTACAATTGAAGATTTATTGCATTTATTGAAAAACAAATTTACTAATTTGGATTTGAATAAATCTCATATAAGTCGTATTATACACGATAATAATATTACTTTGAAAATGACGAGAATAAGACACGAACCAGTAAAACGATTTGGGAAGGATATTGATATAAATAAAAGCATTAAAGAGTTTTATGATGAAGTGAAAAAATACAAAATAGAGGATATTATTTGTATAGATGAAACAAGTGTAAAATCATTACAAAAAAGAAACCATTGTTATAGTGAAAAAGGGAAACGATGTGTAATAAAAACACAATCACAAGAAGTATTCAAAAAATATACAGGAATATTTGCTATTTCTGTTAATGGTGTAGTTGGTTGGGATTTGTATGAAAAAAGTGGAATAAATGCTGATAGAATGGTAGAGTTTTTAGAAGCAAATATAACAAATAAATTCAAGAATAAATTAATTATTTTAGATAATGCGAGTAGTCATAGAAATCCAAAGGTAAAAGAAATAATAAACAAAGACAACCATTTATTATATGCTGTTCCTTATCAACATTTTACCAATTCAATAGAAAATTATTTTAGTATGTTGAAATCACGATTACAAAAATTAGACGGATTAACACACGCAGAATTAAAGGAAAACATAACAAAGACCATAAGAAATATTCCAAAGGAAAAATACAGAAACATTAAGGGTTCTTACGAAAGACCGGAAAAATATATATCCAAGAAAAACAATACACGAAAAATCAAGAAAAATTATTTATGAGTTCTCATATAAAATGGGCGTTTTAAATGAGAAAAGGTGTAAAACAAATATAAAAACAATTTGATTAGATAAAGTTAATGAATTTATTGGTGTTTCTGGATATAAAGAAACGTTAAAATTGAAATTATTTTTGAGAAAAAACCTCCTACAAATACAATTATTGTAATTTATTCACATATTTATTTATTAAACAACGAAATAAGACAATTATTTGCAAATAGTAAAATTATAACAAAAAAATGTGCTTATTTCGATGGTTATTTTCAATATTGTGAACTACTCGATTACAAAACACATAAAGATACGCGCAATCAACGAAATCAAATATATGATATTAGATAAAAAATAGAATAACTTTTTGTTTTAGATACTTATCCTAAAATGTAAAAGAATTGGAAAATATATTTTTTATAAAGACATAATAAAAAAACATATATAAAGACTAATTAATATTAATATTTAATAATAATGGAAAACAATAATGAATTATTAATTAAAGTTGATTTATTAGTTTCAAAAATTACTGAATTAGAAAAACAAATGGATACACTTAAAAATGAAAATGTTAAACTTCAAACGCAAATTACTCACGAAAGAAACAGATTAACTAATTACTTCAATCACCATTTAGGTATGCCTTATGAAAGACTAAGACGTTTAGATACGAATGGTCCATTTTAACATTTATATTTGATTACATTAATATTTTTATTTTACACCTTTGGACATTTAAAACGCCGATTTACCCTACGGGAGGAATTAAAAAAATCCAAAAATGTAAAATCAATTATGATGGTCTTACTTTTTCCTCTTTTTTTTTGGTTATTGAAGAGGTGAAAGACGAAATGTGAAAACATAATGGTCGCTCTTGTTTCTCTATCCAACAACTCGTTAATTTCATTATGTTTATAGAAGAGTTTGCATCCCTGGTTCTAAATACGATTTTTTTGTTTTCGCAACTCACGCAGTCAGAACAGATTAACAGACGAAACACTTTTTTACCTTCTTTATCTTTGTAATATTCTAAATCTTTATTACAATCGCAACATTTTTTACTTGTATTACATTCATTTATCGTTATTGTATCATATTTCTTATGAATTAATTTCCTTAATCCTTTATTCATCGTAGGCATAAAATGTTTCATTTGTGTAGACCTACTCCAATTTCCATAACCGATTAGGATATTTTCCCCAAAGGTTTTCTTAATTTTATTCAAAAATGTATCTATGCTTTTCTTACCATAACTATATTGCCGAAACTTCATTTTTCTCCATGTATCTCGTTTGTAAAACTCTGTTGTTTCTTTGTTTAATTTATCTTTTTCAACCAAATATGTTTTGAACTTTTCATAATCAACTGATTTACTATTTTGCAGTGATAATATGGTTTCTTTTTCAATAATTCCATTTCGTTTTCTTTCCAATAATAGAATACGCTGATTACACTTTGCTTTACTTTCTCGTTTTCTTTGTGGTGCTGTATATTGCAATTTGTTTCCATGTTTATCCATCATATAAACCAAACTGCGTTTTCCAGGGTCGCAACCAACAATATTCCTTTCCTTCAAAGTATCTAATTGCTCTTTGGATAAATCCTCAATATTATAAAAATCTTGTTCCTGTAAAACTGGAACTCGTGAACCCCATTTTTTATCTTTCAAATCTTTTCGAATAAAAAGCAAACAACAACTAATCCCATCTGTTTGGATTTGGTTATGAAACTGATAATGTTTATTTTTGAATATTTTATTTTTCAAATCTAAAAAGTTGCACCATACTTCATTTTGATTATCTTTTACATTACTCAATAATTCTCCCTTTTTCACTTTATTACCTTCCTTATCTTTTTCTGGACAAAATAGGTTTATCAAACTTGCTGTATCAATGATAATATGTTTTGGGATAATATTATTTCGTAATGGTAATGGTTGAAATAATTTACTTTCTTGTTTTTCCAATACAGAGTTCATATACAACATTCCTTTCAAATAATCAAATGGTTTCACTTTAACATCATAATGAATTGACTTTTTAATTTCGGTAGGTAAAATGTTATGCAAATGAGTTTCTTTCCATTCATTAAATACTTCATTTGTTTCAGTTAATTCGATAAGGTTCTTTTTGAATTGAAATAAGGTTGCTTTATCTTCTGTAATGTGAGTAGTTGTTTTATTTATAAATCGCAAAAAATGTTGAATAAAATGCTCTTGTGCATTATTGGATAAAGAAGTATGCATTTGCGTTGCTAAATATGGTAATAAAAAAGTAGTATTTTTCAAATTGGTTTTTACATGGTTCAATAAAGGTTGATATTCAGTTTTGTAGAACTGCTCTAATGTTTCAAAAAGTTCAGTATCTTTTCCTTTCTTTCCCCTATTATCTCTTAATCCTAATGTTTTGATACAATACAAAATAAATGTATCATCGATTATTGGTAAATCAAGTTTTTGTGTGTATTGATGCAACACATATAACCGAATAAATTGGTATGTATGAATAACTAAATCATTCATTTCAAATACCAAATGGTTTATAACTGGTTGCGTTGCAACACGATTTAACAAAATCGTTTTCAATGGTATTTTGAAAGTTTTGTAAGCGGACTTTTCATTATTCCTAAACTCTTTGAAATCCTCCTTTTTCTTTTTCTTCATTTTCAGTTTATATACTATTATATTATTTCCTTTTAAATTGTTTTACGCAAATAATTTAAATATAAACTATTATAGTAATTATAAACTGAAAAATGGAAGTTGTAAATAACCCAGAAACAGAAACAAAATATTATTGTGAGTGTTGCAATTATAAGTGTTTATATCCTGCGCACTGGAAACAACATTTAGAATGTGAAAAACATAAAAATAACGGAAAAAGAAAAACAAGATGCGATAAGGTGTTAGAACCAAAATGTAAATGTTGTGAGTATACAACAACTCGAACCACAAATATGAAACTTCATTATTTGAATAACCACGCAAATAAAGAAGAAAGAAAAAAAGAGTTTAAATATTATTGTGAAGCGTGTGATTTTGGTAATTTTTCAAAAGGGTTATTTAAATTACACATGGATACAAAACACGCAGAACAAACTTAATAAAATAATTCGATAATTTCAATTGTTTTTTCGGTTGGGTTATCTATCCAATATTGGATTTGTTGTTTCAATGTTTCTATTCGTTCTTCCCATTCTTTTTGTTTTGTTTTCATTATTTGCATTACGCCTAATTTATTTAATTTCCAACAAGATTTTACTAATATACCATCTTGATTAGTATAATCATCTGGATTAAACCGAATAAACACTATTGGTCTATGTTGTAGGTCTTGTGATAATTCCATTAATCGTTTATTTTCACAGCTACAATCGTAATCCGTATGTTTATTTTCATCAATCTCCACAATAATAATATGCGAACCCATATCTAATAATAAATCTGGTCGACGACGAGAACAACCATCTTGGACTTTTTTATCTGCAACCCAAGTAAAACTGGTAAATATTTGTGTGATTCGGTCAACCACATCTTTTTCTTTCGTTTTGTAATTTCTTGTATTTGGTTCGTCTGGAAATAAATGAATAAAACAAGTAAGACAATAACCTTTGTATTTTGGGTTTTTAATTGTTTCACATAATGGAGTTTTACATAAAGACCCTCCACCACATTCTTTACATTTGGTTTTTAATTTATTGTGTTGACAAATAGAAGCACCACCACATTCTTTACATTGTGATTTAACTTTTCCATGTTCACATATTTGAGAACCACCGCATTCTTTGCATATAGATTTTTCCTTTTCATGTATACAAATAGACGCACCGCCACATTCTTTACATCTTGATTTTCGTTTACCATGTTCGCATATTTGACTTCCTCCACATTCTTTACAATTTGATTTAATTTTATCATGTTCGCATATTTGACTTCCTCCACATTCTTTACAAATTGATTTAATTTTATCATGTTCGCATATTTGACTTCCTCCACATTCTTTACAATTTGATTTGATTTTATCATGTTCGCATATTTGACTTCCTCCACATTCTTTACAATTTGATTTTCGTTTACCATGTTCGCATATTTGACTTCCGCCACATTCTTTGCATCTTGATTTTTGTTTGCCATGTTCACATATTTCACTTCCACCACATTCTTTACATCTTGATTTTTGTTTACCATGTATACAAATAGACGCACCGCCACATTCTTTACATCCTGATTTTCGTTTATCATGTTCACATATTTGACTTCCTCCACATTCTTTACAATTTGATTTAATTTTTCCATGTTCGCAAATACCACTTCCACCACATTCTTTACATCGTGATTTTTCTTTGTTATGTTCACAAAAAGCAGAACCACCGCATTCTTTACATCCTGATTTTATTTTATTGTGTTCGCATATTTGACTTCCTCCACATTCTTTACATACTGAATTTATTCTACCATGTTCGCATATTTGACTTCCACCGCATTCTTTACACATATATTTTATTTTATTGTGAACACATATAGCACCACCTCCACAATCTTTACAATATGTTTTTCTTTTTCCGTGTTCGCACTTACTCATTTTATTAATTATATATTACATTATTTTTATATAATTAATTTATTCAATTTTATTTATACATAATGAATTATGGTGTCTTTGTAGTCATTGTAATCTTTTATGGTATAATTCTTTTTTGTTATTCCAAATAAATAAATAACAAATAGCAGATATTTTATTACATTATATTCACCTACATAGATACTTAACTCAATTTTTAACTTGCTATCATCTACCATACTTATTTTATCAAATGGTTTTGAATTGTTTTTGTTTTGTAGTATATATTTTTTGTTAGTTATGTAAAAATTATAATTGCCTATGGAATTGTAATTAGGCATTGCATTATTGGAATATTCAAATGAAACCGAAAAAATATCAAAAAATATATTTAATAATCCATACAAAACAAAAGAACACGAATATACAATAATTCCAAGTTTATCATAATAAAATATTGCTATTAAACCTCCGCCATAACCAATAATATCCCAAATGTATGGTGGTAATCTGGCGTATATAATATCTTTCAATTCGATGTTATTTGGAATAATATATGCAGTCATTTTTATTATTTGTAATATATTAATTAGTTTTTAAATTATTTATAAATATTATATATGCCCAATCATAAAAGCGAAGATTATAAATTATCTGCGGTTGATTATTATTTAACCGAAGATAAATCGCAAGAAGAAGTTTGTAAAATATTCAAATGTTCTGCACGAAGTTTGATGCGTTGGGTTGACAAATACAAAAAAGACGGAGAAATTAAACGACACAATAGAACGCCAATAGCATATAAGATTGATAAAAATGAAGTGAAATACATACTGGAAGAAATCAAGAAAAATAAAACAATTACTATGGAAGATTTACTCGTAAAAGTAAAAGAAAAATACCCTTCATTCGATATTTCACGAAGACATTTGGGTAGAGTAGTAAAAGACAATAATATAACTCTCAAAATTACTCGTGTGCGACATGAACCAACAAAACGATTTGGAAAAGATATTGATATTAACCAAAAAATAAAAGAGTTTTATGAGGAAGTAAAGAAATACAAATTAGAGGATATTATTTGTATAGATGAAACAAGTGTGAAGTCATTACAAAAACGAAACCATTGTTATAATGAAATTGGAAAGCGTTGTGTAATAAAAACACAATCACAAGAAGTATTCAAAAAATATACCGGAATATTTGCGGTTTCTACCAAAGGCGTTTTAGGTTGGGAATTATATGAAAAAAGTGGAATAAATACAGATAGATTGTATGAGTTTTTAGAAACGCATATAACAAATAAATACAAAAATAAACTTATTATTTTGGATAATGCAAGTAGTCATAGAAACGAAAGGATAAAAGAGTTAGTAAATAAACACAATAAAATATTATATGCGGTTCCTTACCAACATTTCACAAATAGTATTGAAAATTATTTTAGTATGTTAAAATCACGATTGTATAAGGTAAGTGAGGAAGGAGGAGGATTAACTCACGAAAAATTAAAGGCAAATATAACAAGTGTAATACGAGTAATACCAAAAGAAAAATATGAAAATATATTTAAGGGAGCATATAATAGAGATGCAATATATGTGAAAAACAAAACAAGAAAGCGAAAATTAAAGAATTACAAGGTTTAGAAAATCGGCGTTTTAAATGTCCAAAGGTGTAAAATATTTAGAAAACTTTTGTTCCAATGACACACCTAAAAATCAGCAATATAAATTCATAACAACTGGAGGAGAAGAATACGATTTCAATTTTTCATTCTGGAAAGAAGATACAGATTGTAGTGTATTTGCGAATGTAGAATGGGTATTCACTTATTATAAACCAAAAATCAGTAGCAATATTATTTTGGATTGCTTTTTCAATTCAATGAAAAACTTAACCAAACATTTAGAAGATATGGAACCCGTGGAAGGTACATTCGCAATTGTAGAAGGGGATGAGCGAGTTGAAGTGAATAAACCTCTTATCCGGAAATTATACAAGAGCAAAACGAATAATTTATACTATATGCAAACCCACTATAAAGACCTTGATTTAACATTGGACGATGTATGTCTCACAATGCAGATGACATTTTCAACACATATTACCAATGCCTTCCCTGTTATGAAAGCATTATTGAAGGATAACTTGCAAACAATTCCGGAACAAATAAAGATTTCCAGTGAAAGATATGCTATGCTTAAAAAAATAGAATTATGTGGGAACCGTCTTTTTGCTTCTTATAATGCGAAACACGAGAGAAAACTGAAAATTAAGAAAAATACACAAACTTACCGCGAAATGATGAATTACATTAACCTGTTTTTGTTTAAACTATCTGTGTATTATAATTTTTAATTGAAGACAAGAAAACACGTGGATATTTCAAAAACTATATGTTTTTAAATCCTCGTCATACGAATGTGGTATTTTATGAAGCATTAAAAGAGCTCTTTATGAATTCAATGAAATGGAGTGAAGAAGATGCGATAGATACAATCCGCAAATTGTTTATACAGGAGGATATTTTATTAAAGGATCTGCTTACTAACCCTAAAAATGTCCGTAAAAATGCATTTAAAATGGAGAATATTATTGACAAATCGGCGTCTAAATATGGCGACCCCTATGTTTCTTTATTCTCTTATTTTGAATTTTTTGAGAGTCCAGTTGAAAATGAGAAAAACAAAAATGATATGGGGGAATTGTATTATGACTATTTGGAATATGCGGATATTGATGCTCTTTCCAATAAATTTGACTACAATGATAAAATAGTTCTCATTGAAATGCGATCTTTCCCCAGATTGATTACTTCCTATTTCAAGAAAATAGCTACACCAGAAATGGTGAAAAGAATGGATGAAAATGTTTGCAAAAAATTTCGCCCCAGTTTAAAGGAAGAAATCACAAGTCATCCTATATCCAATGTAGCAAAATTTATGGAGATTTATGAGGCAAACAAACCGGCCAGTCCAGTGCGACAAACAATGAAAAATCCGCAGATACGGAACAAGACATTACGGGTGAAGACTGCTTTGGTTTCTACACGAAAATTGAAATAAATTTACGAGAAATTTTGGTGTAGAAATAAATCCTAAACCAAAAATTCTGTAAAAATGAATTATTATTCTGAAAACATTATTAATAGCTATATTGATAATGTAGAGGTAGATATATTGATAGATACAATAGACCAGTTTTATTGCGATACAAAATTGCTTATGTTTTATTATTGTAGAAAAATAATTCATCCGGCATATATTCGCCGTTTAATTGAAGACCGTGAGAATGTGAAATATGCCTATCGTTGTATGGATACAGCGGAATTCCGTATAACGAGTGTTCCTTGTTTAATGGCATATGTTTGTGAAGAAATGCCTACAATGGATACATATTATATATTACTTATTTGCACCAAACATCAATTTAAAAATATGGGATATGCATCAAGTCTTATCCAAGATTTTGTAGAAGATATACACAAAAAATGCGAGAGAAAAAGAAAAAGGGGGAAAATTGTATTGAGTTCTCTCGATACAGCCGCAACTTTCTATGAAAAAATAGGATTTCATTGGACCCGTAAAAATTTGTCTGAATATAGTGTATTGTTGCAATTTGAAAAAGTAGAAAAAGGGAAAGAATATATTATGATGGAAATGGATTGTGGATATTCTTTGGTATAGCGATGGTCGGTCGTAGTGCAAACTACTTATAACCGTCGTAGTTTGCACTACTTATACCGGCGGTAAAGGAGCCAAACATAATTTAATTTCACCGAGAGAAGCTATATCATATTTCACCACCAAAGGCAAATCATTTCCCAAATACATTTCCAAGTGATTACATAAAGGCGTACATTTAATAAAATAATTGAGAGATTTAAGAGAAAATTCACCCTGAATAACTACCGATGGGTTCGGCTTGTTAATAAATTTCATATTTCCATCTGATTCCGATCTGCGAATTTTACTTGACGCGAAACTACCCACACAGGAAAATATAAGTTCGCTACCGACCGATTTTATTTCAACACGATCCGATGTTTCATATAACCCGCGAATGATTTTTTGGAAATCGGCAGTAGGTAAATTAATAATGGTTGAATATTCCACATCGGGCACAACCAATTCTTCGTAATCCGGGTCAATAAGTCTCAATTTTTGTTCGTAGCATTGATTAATATCGCCATTATCATACTGAAACCCAAGTTGAGTCACACTTCCATCATTGTAGTCCGTTTTTTCAATATACATTGATAAAATATCATCATTGGATACATTGGAGATCACTTTAAATAGATGCAATGTATTCGCACAAATAATTATTTTTTCTGGATGACACACATACTTTTCAAATTTGTTCGCCCATAGAATAACACTCACAAAAATAGTATGTGTTTTATCAAAATTGATGATTTTCATCCCGTTTTTTGTGAAAGTGATAGTAGCATCAATAATAATATCCTTTATAGCCCCAATCATATTACGAATATGCTGGATTTGAACCGATTTAATTGTTAATACATTATTTGCCTCGTTCATTTTAGCGGTTCTATATTAAATATACTATTATAAACGAGGTTTTTTTATATTGTATTTACAACATATTCTTTTTATCGTCTATTATACTATACAATGCCTCGAAAACAACAAAAAAATATGAAAGGTGGGGCCGGATTTTGGGAAGCTCTTGGGTTTAAATCAAAAGAGGACATAACTCCCGATGAACGCACAAAAAGAATAAAAGAATTAGAAACACAACCTGCCAAAGATTTAGCAGAAAAAGTGGTTGATTTAGAAACTGAAGTGAAAGGGTTAAAATCTACAATAGAAGAATTAAAGAACCCGAAGGTTCCTGATACCGGGATTGTGGCTCCTGGTCCTGTTGCTGCTGGTCCTCCTGCACCTGCTCCTGTTGCCGGTGGTAGCAAAAAGAGAAAAACAAGACGACAGAAATAAGGACATTTCCTGCATAACTGCGGTCAGCTATGTGTTTGGTTATCTCGCAGTTTTTTATAAGAATTGAGAGAAATATGCTTGTATATATTATTTTAAATATTATTATTGCACTTGTAACGATTTTATTATTGCATCATATTTGGAATTATTTAAAAGAAAACTATTCAACAAAGAAAACAAAAGATTTAGCAGAATTCCAAGCCCAAAAATACAAGGATATATTTCTTACAATCACTGCTGACCCCCCATCACCCGTGCGTGAAATAGATATATCGAGAGAAAACGGACATCCACTGCCGCAACCACAACCACAATTCAGTATAGAATGGTTAAGTCCAGGTGAAGAACAATGGATGATAAAGGAATTAGAAGGGATTGTTTGAGAGAAAATATTAGACCTGGAACCTATATAAACACTTGGCTCTATATACATTATAAACTCACCTATCCAAATATGGAACTATCAAACACGCAATCTTCTGCGATACTAAAATCGCTTCCCCCCTTCCCTCTTTCTTATGAAATTGTTTCTCATAAAAAAGTGGTCTCTACTCCCGGTATTTCTACTGCTATTGCTACAGGTAAAAAGTATTTGGCGTGGTTCACCTTTAAACACACCGAAAATGTATGCTACCTAATTGAACTAAACAAAATGCGTAATCCTGTGAAAGTTTTTCTTGCAAAGACGAATTTTGATTGGTCGCTTTCAACTGGTACGATTGTTTATGGAACAGTGCCGGATACAGATGCATCAGCCCCGCCTCTTACGACTACGCCCTTTTTAGTGGAAAATATCTATATGTTTAAAGGCACCCCCCTTGCGAATTTCCAAAATGGAAACTATCCTTTTGGAAGCAAACTCGGGTTCATTGCCGATTTTATGAAATGTGTCTATGATACACCATTACAATCAGGTAGTGTAGGTCGCACTCCCCAACTTGTCTTTCACTTGCCCGCAATGTGGTATATTGATGAGACAAATATAGATCAGTCGTCTTCCATACCGGAACATATTGCCGCATCTATCGTGTATAATTGTCATCATGTGCAATACAAGGAACTAAACCGGGTATCTACCTTTTTCAATTTCAATATTACAAAAATGAAGGAGGCTACACTATTGAATGACGACCAAATACAAATAAAAACTATATTGGCGTCGATGCATACACCGTGTGTGCCCGATTTGTCAAAACCGCAGTATAAGTTGCCTACTACTTTTCGTGTCGTAGCGGATGTGCAATACGATATTTATCATTTATATGCAGTGGGTGGTGGAAACGGTGCGTATGTATATTTTGGTGTAGCAAGCATACCGAGTTATGAGAAAAGTGTGATGATGAACCGTTTTTTCCGGAATATTCGAGAGAACGAGAATATAGATTATATCGAGGAAAGTGATACAGAAGAAGATTTTGAGAATTTGGATTCCACTCGTTATGTGGATCTGGATAAAGAAATGTTTATAGAATGCAAGTTTCACGAAAAATTCCATAAATGGGAACCTATGGTTGTATCATCGAGAGAAAATGTGATTTTTATTGATAAATTGATTAGAGGCAGAGACGGAAGTAGAGGTGGAGACGGAAGTAGAGGCAGAGACGGAAGTAGAGGCAGAGACGGAAGTAGAGATGTCCGATATAACAAAAATAGGGCGAATTTTCAGGGGAAGCCGGATCGTGGATTTCAAGGGGATCATCGCTCATCCAATGGATTAGCAATTGCACCTGGATTAACTGGGTATCGTCCAAAACAAAATTATGGAACCCACACAAATGTAAAACAAAATCCAAATAAAGAGTATAAACATTACCACAGAAAAATACAAAATGATACCCGCTACGAAAAATGATATTCGCCGTCTTTTAGACGAACACGATGAAGAATTTGGGTTAGAAATAGGAAGTTCATATGAGTTGGAAACGCATATGTTGCGGATGGATTCCAATTCTTCTATGGGTCTTATAGGAGAAATTGAGAGAGAATATAGTCGTAATGTTCGCTGGAAAAAATGGCTTTGTATATTTTCCGCGGTTTCTAATTTATTTATGAAAAAGAAAGAAAATTGATTATTAAACTATATAGAATATACAGAGACATACTTAACTACTGTCTTTAACCATAGCCAACAACACAATGAACTGCGAACATTATAATACATTTACAAAACCCCAATTAGTGGAAGAATGCGTGAAACTGGGAATATTAAAATGCAAATCAAAAACGAAAAAAGAGTTGATTGAACTTCTTCTCTCAAAATGTTTGCCTGATATTGTTGCAGAACCGAGAGAAACATTGGTTGGTTGTTCGCCAGATGCATCTACAATACAACTATACAATAATGATTGTATGACCGAATTGGAAAAAATGGACGACAATACAATTGATTGTGTAATCACAGACCCGCCATATTTTATAGATAAGTTGGATAATAATTGGTCGTCTTCCGCAGTAAATTCGGATACTAAAAATAGCCATATTAAACATCTTCCAAAAGGGATGAAATTTGACAAAAACCAAGTGAAGAATTTATATGATTATTATTTAAAATTGGCGAAACTATTATATAAAAAAATGAAGCCGGGTGCGTATTTTCTCTCGTTTTCTTCGCCTCGTCTTTATCACGCAATTGCAATGAGTTGCGAAATAGCTGGATTTGAAATACGCGATATGATAAACTGGACTTATACACAAAGTATGCCGAAAGGAATGTCAATCACCCATGTGATTGAAAAAATGGAGGGGATTTCTCCGGAAGAAAAAGCGAAATTGATTGAAGAATACCGGGATTTTAAGACACCGCAAATTCGGTCTTGTTTTGAGCCAATTTGTGTTGCGATGAAACCTATAGGGAAACTGACATTTATACATAACGAATTGAATTTTAAAACAGGATTGCTTGATTTCTCTCAAAAGGTGGGAATTGATAGGGACCGAGTTCCTGCAAATATTATTACTACAGAAGAATATAATGAGAGTTATGACAAGAATTTCTTGGTTTCAAAGCCGGGGAAGAGTGAAAAGGGAGAAAATAATACACATATTACTGTGAAACCGGTGGCGTTGATGCAGCATTTAGTTCAATTGTTTAGTAAAAAAGGGGCGTTGGTGGTGGATCCATTTCTGGGGAGTGGTACTACAGCAGTAGCGTGTAAGCAGACAGGGCGGAGATGTATTGGTATAGAATTAAATCGGGAATATTATGATATATGTGTGAAGAGAGTAAGCGAAGCGACTGATTGAAGCGAAGCGACTGATTGAAGCGAAGCGACTGATTGAAGCGAAGCGACTGATTGAAGCGAAGCGACTGATTGAAGCGAAGCGACTGATTGAAGCGAAGCGACTGATTGAAGCGAAGCGACCTAAAAGCGAAGCGACCTATTATGCAAAGGGTCCATAGTAAATCATAGGTATGTATTCATTATACCCTTTTATTTCTTGTGTAGGTGTTTGTATATGTGTATATTTTTCATCTGCAATATAAGTTAGTTTTTCTATAGTTGCTTCCATATGATAGTCATACGGAGTTGAAATACTTTCACTATAGGTTTCTCTCAAGTTTTTAGTAGAGGTTTCTCTCAAAGTTTCTCTCAAGTTTTCAGTAGAGGTTTCTCTCAAACTCCCAATAGATGTCTTTGATAAAATATCAGCCAAAATATCTACAGTATCATCTAAACAAGTAGCTTCTTCTGTAGCTGTAGCTGTAGCTGTAGCTGTGGCTGTAGCTGTGGCTGTAGCTGTAGCACAAGCAGACACATCATCGGGCATCATCGGTCCATCATCTACGGGCATAGGTGGTTGCCCCGGGGCAGAGTTCCCGCCCCCTGATAAAAGACTCGTAAATAGATCAATATATTCTCTCATTTGTGTTTCTGTGATTTCAACTTCTTTTTTCTCAATCATTGTTCGCAATTTTCCCGCAAGAGGTATTTTTGTTAAAGTATCTATAAAGATATAATTATCTCTATATTTTCCTTGTATAGGAGGCTGCAACACCAAATTTTCTCTCGAATTATCTGTAGAACCCGGGTTTTTATGTCCCAGTTGCCATTGTGAATTTTCCACATCTACATAATCTACACGGATTGTTGATTTTATTTTCTCAATTTCCCGATTTTTCTCTTCTTCTGTGCCTTCAAAACTAAAATTTTTTCTCATTTTGTGTTTATTAGATAAACAATAAGGATACAGAATATACAATTTCCCTCGTTCTGTTCCACTATTTGTCTGTATTCCCCATTGAGAATGTTTGTTAAACAACTGGATACTATCTTTTGTAGCTATATTGAATTTAGCTACAAATGCATCGCACGATTTACGCGTCCAATAATGACAGGGGATCGCCAACATAGCGGCCAAGGCTTTCCCATTTCCAGTAGTAATTTTAGGAGGGGTTAGTTCATTTGTTTTACAGAACTCCAAAAATTCTTCCGGATAACTTACAGGAATTGCCTCAATCATAGAAACATCCACTTCTTTCCAGGATTTCACAATAGTAGCCATTTTACAGGTATAGTTTATAATTCGCAGGGTATTTAGACTAAAAAGACTTAATCCAAGACGGATATAATGCATTTGGATTTATTATACAAACGGGCTAATAATTTATAAGTCAATCAATTTTCATTATGGTATGTTCCAGAGCTACAATATCCTCGTGTAAAATATATGAGCCGAACAAATCCTCAATTTCGTTCAAATACGGCGGATTCGTGGATTATGAAATCATCTACACCCGAATTTCCCAAAAAAATACAAGAACTGAAATCTTCTCTCGAAACTTTTTTCCAGAAACTATCCATTGAAATAACCGCCACAATACTAAAAGAAGAATATCTCATTCGCGGTTTCACCTGTATCACAGAAACGGAATGTGAATGTTTTTGTCTAAAAATCATTATGGATCCTTTTGTGGTTTGGATTGAGAGAATAAAATTCAAGTATGGCGAAAAATGCAACTTAACCGGAACAGAAATACTCCAAAAATTAACAAACTGTTTCCGCGAATTACAACTTGCAAAAGTAGTCTTATACGATGTAGCAAAAGTGCAATTCAAATATGGCGAAGAAAGCATTCAAATTAATATGCATATTTTCAATATTTTGCTTTACGGTCAATCTTGGTATAACCGGTTTGGCTATATTAGCGACAACTACAAAGAGGAAAAGGAACATAACGCTGCGTTGCAAAACACGAAAATATCCCCACAATTACTGGCGAAAATGAAAAAGGAAGTCCCAAATTGCGGTGTGGAATTAAAACAGGGTATTACATTTAAACAACTGGGTGAAATAGTGAATACAGAATTGAGATTAAACCGCAATGTCTGTGTATTAAAACTAATGCAAGCATTACAAACCTATTTAGAGAAAAACAAGAAAATCCGGTATAATTTTTATTTAGAACAATCTTTTGTGAAATCATCGAAAACTTCCGCATAAAAGGTTGCATCCACTACCCCCAAAAAAACTATGTTTCTGTAGGCAAATTCAAATATGCAAAATCAATCAAACATTTTGTTTTCGGCTCGCCTTCTTGACCGTCAATATCGGCAAACTCTGGTTCGGACTCACTATCAATCGCACACTGCTTCTTACCGCGACCCACGCCACATTTGGGTTCATATGCTATAGTCCAAGTCTTATCTGTAGCCCAATCCAAACTCATTGTCTTGTATTCTGTGCTTTTTATGTACCTGATGCGATAATTACAACTCCGGTAATACTTTTTTCGCTGGTTCCACTGTTTTACAAATAAATCGTGTGTATCCACAATATCCACCACAATCGGCTGTTTATGACGCGTTCGCAATATGCGACCCACTGATTGGACGATATCCGTTTTCGGTGTCGCCATTACCAAAGAAGAAAGTGTTTTTATATCAAGTGCTTCCGCCGCCATAGCATAAGTCGCAATCACAATCTGCTTCCCTTCCGTTTCTTTCAATGCCTCTTCTTTCATTCCACCCACATAATATCCTGCACTGGCGAACCCGCGATGGATAATTGCATCGTGTAAGTAGGTTAAAAGAGACCGGTTATGTGCTAATATCATAATTTGACTATCGGGTTGTTCCATTACCATATCATGGACGACTTTCACGATAAAATCGCTCCGCCGAGCATATTCACACAATTTCACTATCATTGTGCTGTATTTCGGGTTTCCGCGGAAATCATATTCTACTGTATTGAAGGCCGCATCTGTAGAAACAAACTCAATTGCACGCACATCTACATCGTGTTCTTCATCGCGGGTTCCTTTATACACCACATCGCCGAGAAATTGCTTAAACACCATCGTAGTTCCATCTTTGCGTTCCATTGTTGCAGAAAGTCCGAGCATATATTTCGACACAATTTTAAACAAAGCACGAGAGAAAACTTCACTTGATATATGATGAACTTCGTCTATAATAGTAAGACCAAACGAGGAAAATACATCTGTATCATAGTCTTTCATCGAGAGAGATTGTAGCATCCCAATCACAATGTCTTTATTTTCAATATCGAGGACAGGTCCTTGTATAGTCCCCACACGAGCACTCGGCAAGAATTGCTCTATTCTCTCGACCCACTGGTTTAACAGAAATTCTTTATTCACTACTACGAGTGTTTTTCTGGCTAATCTGGAAATAATATTGAGAGAAAGAATAGTTTTCCCATAAGCACACGGCAATTCAAGCAACCCCCCGCCACCTATATCAGGGTGTTTTAATACATGGTTCATATAGGCATTCACAACAGGCACTTGGTTTTCTCTCAATTCTCCCTGAAAAGGGACCGCGATTTCATCACCAGCACCAATATTCATCTTTTTAGGGAGACCAAATTCTCTTTCGCCAAAATACCGAGGCACATAGATTTTCTTATCTGATTCACGGTAAATGGGAAAATCCGTATTTAGTGCAGGTCCAAAACTAACACCTGGAGTAATAGGTTTAGCAATTAACATTTTACAGAGAGACGCCAATTCTGTTGGAGTTAATTCGTGTTTATAAATAGTGTATCCTTTAGGGCCTAAATAGGTGTTTAATGTTTTTGGGAAAGTAGGTGCAACAAATTTAGGAACTTGGTTCGCCCGCTTTTTCACGGCTACCGGTTTTCTGACAATTTTCGGGTTTCTCTCGTTATTTCGGTTCATTTTGTTCGAATAGAGGGCAGGATATGTTTATGAAGTGATTGGGTTATACTATATAGCAAATAAGTTCCATATTGTTTTCATCAAGTTATTCAGGAGGGTATCTAATACAGTGAATAACGAGAGAAAATCACACAAAAGAATATAATGAGACTGTTTGTTTCCCTATTTATTATTGCGGGATTACTATTTATGTATAGTCTTTTCAATACGGGTCTCTCCAGATTTATAAAACCAAATGGTGGCTACACAGAAGGATACCAAGATTATTGTCCCCAAGCACAATACCGTTTTTCACCTTTCCTGTTTTTATTATTTAGTGTAGGTTTTGTTTTGGTCCTTTCTCTCGATTTATTGGGAAGGCATTCGTGAATACAACAAAATATGGAAGTAATGTATATATGCAATTTTTAGAAAAACCTCTACATTTAGTATTATTGCTCCTTTTTGTTATTTACATTATTTTCCCCATATCTACACCTAATGTGTTGGTTCCCTGGGTGGATTCTCCTGTCGGGCTTGTCGCCTTATTTGTAGCAACCGTATCTCTTTTCGTCTATACAAATTATGTGATTGGGATTTTGTTTATTTTTGTCGCCTACGAATTACTCCGTAGAAACCATATTGTGGTTCCTATTAACAATACTGCCGTGGGAACACACTATATGCCAAACAGAATACCGAACCCTATTCCGGCAAGTCAAAAGGAAAAGAATATGGAATTGAAAATGATGAACCCTCCTCGTGAAAAGAGCTTGGAAGAAGAATTCGTGGAAAAAATGGCTCCTATTGGGAAAAGCGATCCGATGGAATACATTAGTTCTGGATTTCAACCTTTAGCACAAGAACACGGCGGGGCCTCTTTCCTATAATCCGGCTGGTGATTTACACAATGGGGTTAGCTAAATTATTTTGTATATTTTCTACAGAATAATTTATAGGTTAGGAGCAACCGGGGCACCTTTGGAAAAGAAGCTTCGTATATTTGTTATCCAAGTCTGTATTGTCTGTATCAACTTTGAACCAAACGGTTCAGGAGAAGGTCCTATTAGTGTCGTTCTCGGGTCTTTTAGTTTTAAAAACTCATAAAATAAATAGATACCAACAATACCAATCATACCCGCTATAACCCCCACAATAATATCCGCATAAGGATTTTTCGTCTCCATAATTGGTGTTTCTTTACCATATTCACCAATTTGATTGCAGTCAAGAACCCATTGGATTTCTTCTTGCACGAAAACCATCGGGTCTGCTCCAATTGGTACACCAGTTAATTCCTTTAATTCCGCAGGTAAATTCGCAGGAGAAACCGGACTTACTGTAGGAAAAACACGAGTGGTTGTTATGTTTCCAGCATAAAACACATTACCTGTACGCAAAAAAGTACGACTACGCATATCCGCATTGAAATCCAGAGATACCGTCTGTTTTTGATTTTGGGTTGCTTCATTGCCGAGGCCCGCCATTATCTTTGCTATACTCGTGCCGTCGTGAGTTGAACCGCCACCAGCAACATCAAACACAATATAAGTTTCCGGATTTTTGTCTGATGTGAGACATATTACAAAAAAGTTTATACTATTGATTTTATAGAGAAGAATATTATCTAAATAATACAATATTTGTGTATCATTTTCATCCGCTATTTGCATCACTGGTTCTTTTTTCTGTTCGTTGTCAATATTCAATACCACTTTATTCAAACTGGTTTTTACCTTTCCCGGAATAAACTCAATATTAAATGGACGAAAATTATATTTGTTTGGCATAATACTCTATAGAAGAATTACATATTTTGTTTAGCCCAAGATATTCGTGTATGGAAGATCTCGCATTCACGGCATATATGCATAACTTCCATTTTCATATATAGTTGCACTAAATGTGTCATTGTATCCTTCCACATAAACCGTGTCGCCATTATAGATAGAATTGCACCCATATTCACCCGTGCAACTTTTCCCATTCACGCTCACGGGAAGTCGCGTACTCATAGTGCCGCTGGTATTCGACATAGTATAATATTGCCATTTATCGCTACCTGTATGCAAATCACGCCCCATAAGAGGCAATATGACTGGCTCACCTCCTCCTTTGGCGTTTTTTGTTAAAATGCCGATTTGGCGGTAGGGTAATTCTACTCCCCGTGTGCGAATATTAACCGGCATTGTTCTACCAATGAGAACAGGTAATTGGTCTTTATAGGGAGGCACATAGGGGTCGTCTAATGGAGGGGCTGCGACCGAAACAAGTGAGGGTGATGCTAAAACAACTTTGGTAGCGGGGCTCTTGTTATTGTTGTCATTTCTTGGTGCTACATAAAATAAGTAATATAAAACACCACCTGTTAAAATCACAAGTAAAAACAAGGTCATATTTTCAATACAAAATAATCCGGGAACACACTTTTTTGCCATTATATAGATAATTGATATTTCTATACAAACAAATTCCGGCCTAACAATTTTGATGCCTGTTGGATATATTCGCGTGCAGCTTGGTCGGGAGACATACCTAAACAAGTATTCCACGCATTCCACTTGGCTTTTCCTACAAAATCAAAAAAAGAGGGTGATTCCTTTTGCGGATTATTTCCTACAGTAGCCTGCTTATATCTCGCATAAAAAAATCCCTTATCATCATCCGACATATAATCCAGCTTTTTAAGTTCATTTATGGCGTGGTCGAATACTTGTCTCAATGCTTGATCCGTAATAAGGCTCATTGTATAATTATACAGTGAGCTTTGCATTTCTGTTTATATTGTTTTTATGTATTATTTATTTGTTTGAGGTTGAGGTCGCCCCTTATTTTTTGAATACTTGTTGTATGTTTCGCATTCCTCGTTTCAAGTAGGGAGTGGAGCGACGCATATATCGCGGCATTACTACACTGACATCGCGACCCAGTTTCTTTCCGGATTTTCCTATAATTCCAATATCGCCAAATACATCACTTAATTTCACCTTTTTACCAAAACAGGTATAACAAATGCGATTAATGAGTGGAGGCCATTTTGCAAAATGTATTCCTAAACCATTCCATTCTGCGAAAATATCATCGGCATAGTCAATGAGTTCGAATATATAATCTACATATGGCATGAAATTGAACCCTGTTGCTAAATATACCAGTGTAGCCATAATTGGGATCGGCATATAGATTAGATAAAATACTGCTGTAATGACATGTATAACGGCACAAAAGGGGAGTGTAATAATAAAAGAGATAATACAATTGATGTATTTTAATACTGCACGGGAAATGTTATAGAAGATAGTTAAGATGTCATAAATACCGAGAGCGAATGATTTTGTAAGACCTTCAATACCAAATAAGGCTCCCATAAGTGTATTTTGGAATGCTTGATATACTTTGTCGAATCGCATTGGTAGTTTCAGAGCCATTTTCACAATTTTAATAATGGTAGGAATAGGGCCTCCACGCATTGGTTTTATCTTTTTTTGTTTAGGTAGTCGTTTATCAAGAGAGGTCGTTTGTAATGAGGGAGGAGTTAGACCAAGTTCTTTTCCTAAAGAAAGTGTGGAAGACAATTTTGCGGATGTGTTGCCTAGGTTGAGAATGTTTCCAAGAGAAGTGGAGACAGAAGACATTGATTTTGATGCAGTGCCGAGACCTTGTGTGATCCCTTTACCGAGAGAACTTGTTGCAGCAGCGGTGGATTGGTCGAGAGATAAGGTTCCTAAATTATTATAGTTTGATATCATTATGGTGAGATGTCCTTTTATATTTTCATCCTATATTAATGGCAGGGGGTTGCACCCCCTTACCCCAACCCCGCTAACGGGTATGCCGTGTTATCACACGGCATATAGTGGGAAGTTTTATAGTATTCATTTAAGGCCCTTGGGTCGGGGCTACACACCTTGGGTCAGGCCTTCGGCCCTTGGGTCGGGCCTTCGGCCCTTGGGTCGGGCCTTCGGCCCTTGGGTCGGGCCTTCGGCCCTTGGGTCGGGCCTTCGGCCCTTGGGTCGGGGCTACACACCTTGGGTCGGGCCTTCGGCCCTTGGGTCGGGCCTTCGGCCCTTGGCGAGCGAAGCGAGCCACATAGATATTTTGTTTGGACTTATCTAAAAATATACCAAATTTTCTGTATAGAAAGCTATACCAAGAATACTGTATATGACCCTATACCAAGATTACTGTATATGACCCTATACCAAGATTACTGTATATGACCCTATACCAAGATTACTGTATATGACCCTATACCAAGATTACTGTATATGACCCTATACCAAGATTACTATATGGCTCGCTTCGCTCGCCAAGGGCCAAAGGCCCGACTGTGTAGTCCAGACCCCCCACACCCGCTTACATCTTAAAAACCTGCATTATTTTACTCCCTCCTGATTTTAATTTCTTAAATGGCGGTCCTAAATTTTTAGGAAGCAATGTCCCTACATTATATTTCAATTTACCAAAAGTAGTTTTCAATGCCGGTGTATTATATTTATGGCTACATGTATAACACATACGAGTTATGCTATCTGGATAATGAAATATATGAAACCCTAACCACCCATATATCGACTGATCGATCGCTTCAAACATATCAAGCATCATCAAAAACATATCTACAAATCCAACCCCCGTCGCCTTCTTCACTGGAAAAAATACCACATCAAACAAAAATAAAAACGACATAATAAATACAAACACAATCAAAATAAAAATATCTACAAGATAAAACAGAAAACATTTATTCAATTGAGACAAATTCTCAAAAGAACACATAATTGCTACAAAAGTGAAAATAAATGCCTGGAAAATAAAACGATAGGTATCCATAAACAATTGAAAACTGGTTGTGCCTAAACCTACTATTCCTGTTGCTGTTCCTTCTATTGTTTCTCCCATCCCTTGTGCTAAAGTAGGAAGCCGACTAATTACATTAAGACCAATCGGCACAATCTTAAAAATCATAGCCAAAATATTAGATGAACTCGACCTTGAACTAATTTTTAATTTATCAATTTCATTGTCTATTTCACCCTTTTCATCCGCATCTTTTTTTAAATCCGCTCTTCTCGCCCGTTCATCAGCTGCTTGATCTATAACCCCATTTTCTCTCGCCAATTGTTTCGCAAAATCGGTTAATTTCTTGGTGTCGTATGCTGCGGCTGTCGCAATCGCAGAAAGTGGGGAATATGACGCAGCTCCATCTGCGGCCCTTTTTAGGAAACTATCTTCTTTATCTGGATCTTTAAAAGTATTATAATAATCTGAAATCATATGCTATACAAATAGCATATAATGTGTTGGGAGAAAATACCGATTATGTAGCTTGGGGTCTTGGGCTCCAGGGCTCCACGACTTTTTATTGACGAATATTCTGCATTTGTTCTGCGACTTTATTCATTTTTCCAATAAGTGTTTCAGCCCGTTTCATTTTCGGTTCAATCACATCAAAATTCTTCAACACTTCTTTTTGGATTTTCAGCAATTCTTCGGCACTGTCTGTTAAATCTTGAATACCCTCTTGAGCCACATCATTCTTCTTTTTCTCTTCGTGAAGGGATTTCTTTGATGGCTCTTCAGGTTCCTCGGTTTCCATTGGTTCTTTTGCTTCCTTGGTAGAAACAGGTTCTTCTTCATCTTCTGTAGCATCTTGCATACCTTCACTTACACTTTTCATTCCGTGTTCCAATAAATTCGCGAGAGAAAGTGCTAAAAAGAGAATGACTGACATGTTTCTACTAAAAAAAGAAACAACAAATCCAATCAACAAAAAACGGACAAGAAACATAAGGTTCCCAACCGCCATTTTATAGTAGAGATTGAATATAGAAAGAATAAATATCGCCCATAAAAGATAGCGATTATAGAGAATCGACCTCGTTTTATCCGAATACAAAAATTGGGTGGTGATTGTTTTACCTAAATTCTTTAAGTTCATATACTATGAAAGAATATTTTATTAGTCGGTTCCTCTGGAGAGAATATGTTCCCAAAACATATTTGCAACAAAATTACATAAATAGAATGTGTCGGGATTATTCTATATGTCGGGTTCGAGCACACCTGTTTCTCTCAATTCTATTTCATATAACGATACCAAAGTATTTGTTCCACCGATTACTAATGGAAAAGTTATACAAGTATATGATGGAGATACTTTCACTATTGCTACCCATTTATTTGGCGAAATTTATAGGTTCAGTGTTCGTCTCCACGGAATTGATACACCGGAACTAAAGACAAAAGATAGTAAAACAAAACAGCTTGGTGTAATCGCCCGTGATGCTTTACGAGATCTTATTATGGATAAAGTTGTAGAATTGAAAAATGTAGAATACGAAAAATATGGGCGTCTTTTGGCGAATGTATTTGTTGATGGTGTTAATGTGAATGAATGGATGATCCAACAAAAACACGCTGTAGTTTATACAGGAGGTAAAAAGACTATACCAAGAGAATGGGTTTCCGGAGATGATGGAGATGGAGAGAACTAAACAGGTGTTTGGTGTTTAGAGCTATTTATCTTCCCAACTATCGTTTATACATTCTGGTGTAAATACACCCAAGAGATTAAAGTTGTGCGATAGCAGGCTGAATTAACCCATTGTAGATGGCGTTATAAATATATTTGGATAACCAGCAGCAATTAATTCTGTGCTTGTATATCCTGCATTCACCATTTGTGAATAAGTAATACCGGCAGTTCGCAATTGTGCTATAGTGAAACTGGCTGCAACTAATTCCGCCTTTGTATATCCCGCTGTAAATATTTCTAAAGTGGAGAACCCTGCTGTTTGGAGATTTGCAATAGTGGCTCCTTTTCTCCTTATGTAATCAGCACTATACCCAACCGATTTCATATAGGAAGCAGTCGCAGTAAGAACCTGAACTGCATAAGATGAATTGGTCGTGGTACCATTACCAAATGCTCCTGTTCCGTTGAACCCGGCTGCATAAAGTGTTCCATCAAGGGTTAAAAAATAGGATTGATTGGCGGTTGCTTGTATGGCTAATATACCTGTAAGAGGGACGCCTGCTGCCGTAAGAACTTGGACGGGGTAAGACCGGCTGGTCGTTGTTCCATCTGCAAGTTGTCCTGCGGAATTTGAACCTGCGGCAAACACGGTTCCTGTAGTCGTTAAAAAGAGTGAATGGGCTGCTCCCGCAGCTACCTGGGCGATATTGGCGAGGGTCGTAGCGGGGGCGGAAAGACACAGGGAAGCATAGGAGGCATCGGCTGTGGTCCCGAGAGCGAGTTGGCCGTCGGTATTTGCTCCCCAGCTAACCTGGGCGATATTGGCGAGGGTCGTAGCGGGGGCGGAAAGACACAGGGAAGCATAGGAGGCATCGGCTGTGGTCCCGAGAGCGAGTTGGCCGTCGGTATTTGCTCCCCAAGCATAAACGGTCGCAGAGGTGGTGAGAGCGAGAGAATGGGAGCCGCCTGCGGCGACCTGGGAAACACCGGTGAGATTGGTGGAGGCGTTTAATTTCACTTGCGTAGCAGAAGAACGAGCAGTTAAAGTACCATCTCCAATTTGTCCGTTTGTGTTTAGTCCTGATGCGAATGTAGTACCATCGGTTCTTGATACCACAGAATGAAAATTACCAGCGGAAATATAAGAAACTTGTGTAATGGGGGTAGATACAGCTGTATTAATTGCAACAGGATATGTGCGTTGCGTAGTCGTTCCATCCCCCAGTTGCCCCGATGTATTTAATCCACACGCAAGAGCTGATCCGTCTGTTAATAAAAACACGGAATGCGAAGCACCCGCTGCGATAGCAGCGACATTAGAAAGCCGATTATTCACATCCGCTCTTACAAAAGACAAATCTGTTTGTGCCGTTGTGTTCCCTAAACCAAGTTGTCCGTTTGCATTCGCACCACAGCACAAGACCTGTCCGCTCGCATTT